GGGGGCGGCATCATCTCGGAATCAGGGGGCGACTATTTCTCGGAATTGGGGGGCGAGATCATTTCGGAATCAGGGGGCGGATTGCCTCGGAATTTGCAGCTTACAACAATATGATCCTTGGGCCGGTTGAGTTCGGCAGAATCAGCAATCCTTATAAAGGTTCAGCGGGTGCAGCGGCGAAAGCCGCCAAAGTGGCTTTTGCGGACGCCCAAGGCACGGACTTCGTCGGCGAGGGTCTCCGTGTCATTGGTGAGTACGCCTCGACGGCAGCGGGAAAGATCAAGGATCTTGCCAAAGGCCTCGCCGATGTCGAAGAGAAGTCAAAGAAGCGCACCGGCGGCAAGAGCGAGCAGGAGAAATACTCCGACATCATCGCCGGCGCCGAGCGCCAGATCGCGGCGCTTGAGGCGGAGCGTGACGCTATCGGGCTCACGGAGCAGGCGGCGGCCGCTCTTCGCTACGAGACGCAGCTCCTGAATGAAGCCCAGCAGCGTGGTATCTCGCTTACTGACGCCCAGAAGAGCGAGCTGTCGTCCCTTGCGCAGGTCATGGCCTCGATTGAGGAAGAGACCCGGCAGATGGGTATCGCGCTCGATTTTGCTAAAGAAGTAACCGGAGGCTTCTTCGATGACTTCTTCGCGGGAATTGAGAACGGCAAATCGGTATGGGAGTCTTTCGGCGACGCGGCTTTGGGGGTGCTTGACCGCATCGCCGACAAGCTGCTGAACGACGTCCTCGATGCCGTGTTTCAGGTCAGCGGGGCAGGGGCTGGCGGAGGAGGACTCCTCAGTTGGCTCTTCGGCGGTGGCTCAAAGGTGGACCCATGGGCTGGGCTGCGTGGGTATGCGAACGGAACGAGCTCCGCTCGTCCTGGCGTCGCATGGGTTGGTGAAAAGGGGCCGGAGCTCGTCCGTTTCAAGGGTGGCGAGGAGGTCATTCCGAACCATCGCCTTCAACGACCGGCTAATGGCAACGTGGCGCCATCGGGCGGTCAGCTAAACCAGAATGGGCCGCGCGAGATCATCCTTCGGGTGATTGCTGAGGAGGGGCCGATGTTCAGGCCCGTCATTCGGTCGGAGAGCCGAGGCGTCTCCGTCGAGACCATAAAACAGTATGACGCGGCGAAGGCAAACATCTACCAAAACGGCGAAGACCGCTAATCTTCGATGGATTTCCCGCCTTGGATAACGGTGAAGATGCTTTCGCCGCTCTTAGCCTTCCTCATTGATGTGAGGAATTCCTCCATTTCCTGCGCCATTACCTCGAAGGCACGTCGTGCACCGGACCGCTGCTCGGGTGTCAATTTTGGATCACTCGCGAATTTCTCCGCTGAGTTGATGTTCGATTTACGGGCGTTCTCTGTCATGGCCATCAGCGCCTCGTACTGAGATTCATCGATGTTCGATAAAGCGCTTGCAACAAACATAAACATAAAGCGATGGGCATTCGCCCTGAATTCCAGGTCCGATACTTGCTTGACCAGCTTGCTGTGTTCATCGGCCAAGAGCTGAAGAACCTGCTGGGTTGTCCCGCTGAAATCGATTGTGGGCACTGATTCTGCTCCCTAATTCCCTACCGCTGCATATTGCGGCCATTACCCTGGATTGCAACCAACATGGCTGATCCGATTCCGTTGCCGATGCTGCCCTGGCGAGACTGCCAGTTTGATCCCATCAACCCGACAGACGTTTCCGTGATGGAGGGCCGGCGTTCCGAAGAGCAGGCCGCGGGCACTCCATTTTGGAAAGCGCAATACACGACGAACTGGATGACGCCGGCCTTCTACGGGTTGTTCGATGCTTTTGTCATGAAGTCGAGTTCGCGCGGTGCACCTTTCCTCGGATACGACCTGTTTCGGCCGCGCCCGATCGCCCACAACAACGGAAAGCCGCTCGCCGACACGAAAGCAGGGGGAGGGGTATTCAACGGCGGCGCGGTTCTTCAGGCCATCACCAATAGCCGAACGGTCGTTGTTGCTGGTCTGCCTTCTGGCTTCAAGCTAACAGCGGGAGATTATGTCGAGTTCAGGATGTCGGCGCTCGTCCGGTCACTTCACCGGATCGTCGAGAACGCCACGGCGAACGCCAGCGGCGTGGTCACTCTCTCGATCATGTTCGGCTTGGATACTCAGCATTTCACTACATCGGCGACAGTCCATCTCGAGAAGCCGTCGTGTGTCATGAGTATTGATCCGGGCAGTCTGGTGGCACCGAAATCGTGGGCCGGTCGCGAAGCCTCTTTTTCCGCTACGGAGATGTTTTTCTCATGAGTGTGCTGGATCCTGCAGTCGAGAGTGCGCTCGAGACCGGCCGCCTTGCACGGCTCGACCTCATCCGCTTCGATTTACCCGGCAAGACCGTCGGCTACCATCGTGGTGGGAGGCCCTACACCTATAACGGTCTGACCTATCTTCCGAACCGCTTTCTCGAGCCGGGCGAACTGGTGAGCGCGGTGGGCGTCGCCGTGACGACGCGGACTATCGTCTTCTCAAACATCCCAGTCAGCAACCCCGAGGACGCAGTCGCTCAGATTGAGCAATATAACTATCAAAATGCTCCGGTGATCATTTCCCATCTAGCTGGAGATCCCGAAACGGACGCGGTCCTCGGTATCCTCGCCTCATCGATCTACGAGATCGACCAGGTCCGCTACAACGAGGGCGCAGTCTCAGGCTCCGAGCGGACTTTGACGATGATGATCGACCTACAGCCGCCCGGGCGATCGGCGCGGGGCTCTACCGGCGTCAAGCGCTCGCAGGCTGAGCAGCAGTTCGACAATAATCCGACCGACACGGGCCTGGAGCACGTGGCGACGAACGCGACCATCCCCGAGGAATGGGGACAGGTGTCGCGCTGATTTCGATCTAAATCATAGAGTATAGAACGGCTACGGAACGCTTGAGGGACAAAGCGGGTCCTCCTCCTGCCGTCCATACCGCTACTTCAGAGGCAGCCATGAACCGCTTCCGTATCGTCGAAGCCACGCTCACGCGTGAGCTTGCGAAACCCTATGCCTATGGCTCGGCCGATTGCTTCATGCTCGGCTGCGCCTTCATCGACGCGCTGGCGGGCTCGGGCACCGCCGACAAGTACCGCGGCGCCTATCGGACGCTTGCCGGCGCGCAGCGGGCATTACGCCGGCGCGGGCACATGTCGCTGGTGAGTTTCTTCGCGGCTGAGCTCGGCCAGGAACCGAAGGGCGGGGCGGAAGCGCGCCTCGGCGATCTCGTCATCCTGCGCCTTTCCGACGGCGCCGAGCATGTTGGCGTCTGCCTCGGCGCCCGTTTCGTGACCAAGACCGAACGCGGCCGGAGCGATCACGGCCTCGCCGACGTCATTGCAGCCTTCCACCTCGGATAATCCAGTATGGCAATCTTCACTTCAATCGCGACCGCGATCGCCGGTGCGCTGTTCGGCGGCTCTGCGCTTGCTGCCAGCCTCATCGGCGGCGCTCTTGCCTTCGGTGCCAAGCTGGCGATCGGCAAGCTCGGCCAGCAGAAGCAGCAGAAGCGGAAATACGCGGCTGTCCAGGGCGAAATCCAGTTCGGCGGCGACGTGTCTGTCAGCGCGCTCTACGGCGTCGGCAAGACAAAGGGACAGCGGACTTTCTATGCGAAGTGGGGCAGCGGCAATAAATGGAATGCCGAGGTCTTCGTGCTCGCGAATGGCTGGTGCGACGGGCTGGAGCCCTATGTCTACATTTACGGCGAGAAGAAAGACCTGGTGTCCCGGCCGGTCATCGGCAACGAGGTTGCGAACTATCATATCGAGGGCTTCGTCAACGGCTCTGGCGACCCGGTCCTAACGATCCGCTTTTACGATGGCAGGCCGGGCCAGCTGGTCGACCAGAAGTTGGTCGACGTCACGGCGGGTCTTGGCAACAAGTGGAAGAGCACGAGCATCAATGCCGGTATCTGTTACGTCGTCGTCGAGCGCATCTATAGCGACAAGCTCTTCGGCTCGAAGGGCCGGCCGGAACTTGAATTCGCGCTGCGGGGCTTGCGCGAATATGATCCGCGCAAGGACTCGACGGTTGCAGGCGGCTCCGGGCCTCAGCGGCTCAACACGCCGTCGACATGGGTGCACACAAAGAACCCGGCTGTTCACCGCCTCAATTATCAGCTGGGGCTGCGCGCGCTCATCTCGGGCCGCACACTGATCGGCGAGGGCAAGAGCCTCGGCCAGATCGATCTCGCCACCTATTTCGTGGCGATGAACGTCTGCGACACGCTGCGGGCGAACGGCAAGAAGACCTATGAGTGCTCGCTCTTCGTCAGCGGCGACGATGACCATACCGAGGTGCTGAAGCAGTTCGATGATGCCATGGCAGGCTATGGGCTCAACCGCCGCGGCCTATCCGGCGTCATACCCGGGGCGCCGCAGATCCCGGTCAAGGATCTGACCGCGGCCGATATTCCAATCGACCGGGCGAAGGACGTGCAGTTCCGGCCATCGGCCTTCGAGCGCTTCAACCATCTTTCCGGCCAGTTCACCTCGATCGAGTCGATGTGGAACCCGGAGAGCCTGAAGCCGGTCTATGTGAATGCGGACATTGCCGCCGATGGCCGTAACCGGCAGACGAGCGTCGATTTCCTGCAGGTCACCGATCCGGACATTGCGCAATATCTGCTCAACATCCGCTATCGTCAGAACCGTATGGGCGGCAAGGCGACGGTTCCCGTCAGCCGTCGCTTCGGCCTGGCGGTGCAGGAAGGCGAGTGGATCACCTGGCGCGGCAAGAGCTGGCTGATTAGCGAATGGCGGGCCGACGAGCGGCTGCGCATCACGCTGGTGCTTTCGGAGACCAGTGCGGCGATCTACGACGACGCCGGTATCCAGCCCGGGCCGATCGTCATCCCGCCGACGCCGCCGATCAACCCGTCGCTGCTGTCGACGGTGCAGAACTTCAATGTTGCCGTCGGCATGATCAACGGCGCGCAGGGCTATGACACGCCGGCGCTTGTCTTCACCTGGACCCCGCCGGACGATCCGACGATCACGGCCGTGCGCTTCTCCTATCAGATCGAAGGCACCACGGAGCTTTTCGAGGATCAGTGCACCTCGCCCGAGGACGGTCTGTTCCGCACCACGAAGAACGTGGTCTCCGGCAAGGTCTACAATGCCCGGGCGACGATCACGACCGTGCCGGACCGGCTTCGCACCTTCACGCCCTGGGCGACGACGGCGCAGCCGACCGGCTTGCAGACGCTGCTGACCGGCCTGCAGCAGCTGCAGGACGATGCGCTCAACCGCTTCAAGGAACTGCAGCAGGAGATGGATGAGTTCTTCCGGCCGCGTCTGGTCGAGCTTCTGGATGCCTTCTCGCTCGAAGGTGCTGTCGGACAGATCGAGCGCCAGCAGATCGTTGCCTCGATAGGTGACGCGTTGGCGCAGATCACCGAGGAGCGCCGGGTGCGCGTCTCCGAGAACGAGGCGACGGCGCAGCTGCTGAAATATCTGCAGGCGAGCCTCGGCGGCACGAACGCGCGGTTGATTACGGAGGAGACCGTGCGGGCGACGGCAGATTCGGCGTTGAGCAGCCAGATCACGCAGCTCACGGCAGAAACCGGCAGCAATGCGGCGGCAATTCAGGCGGAAGCGACCGCCCGGGCAGACGCCGATAGTGCACTCTCCAGCAGCATCACAAGCCTCGATGCGGAGGTCGACGGCAACCTCGCGCGGCTGATCCAGGAGGAGACCGCCCGCGCCAATGGCGATAGCGCGAACGCGACCAGCATCAATGGGGTGAGCGCTGATTTCAACGGGAGGTTCGCGCAGGGCCTGGTGAAGTTCGAAGCGGTCGCGGCGCCGGCCGGCGTCGATGCCCGTTTCTCGGTGCTGTTGCGAGCGGGTACCAGCCAGAGCTTCAAGGTGTCGGGCTTCTATGTCGAGCTTTACACCGAAGGAGGCGTTCAGAAATCGCGCATGGCGGTGCAGGCGGATCAGTTCCTCGTGACGTCAGGCAACAACCGCCACTATCCGCTCGTCTTCGAAAACGGCGAGCTGAAGCTGGCAATTGCCAACATCGGCACGGTTCATGCCGGTCTCCTTCAGTCGCTGAACGGCAAAATGAAGATCGATCTCAACAACGGCACAATCGAGATCTTTAGCTGATGACCCGGACAATGATAGGCCGCGACAGTACGGGTGCAGGGTGCGTCAAAATCATGAAAAATGATGCTGACGACCCGCGCACCACGCCGGATAGCCAGCGGTCGAAGTTCCTCTACAACTCAAAATACGCTCTGAACGCTTCGATCGCGCACATCGAAGTTATCAATTCGGGCTTCAGTGGGAGTACATACCAGTATTTCCCCGCGGGGTCGAATTCAAGCAACTATCAAAAAGCGCTTGGTCAAGGCGGAGGGGAGGCGTGGTGGTTCTTCAGGAACTCCGCGTTCCCGAAGATGAAATACAATATGCCGCTATTCGACGTGAAAGCCACGCGGACGAACACGGGACGGTTCAATCAACAGCGCATCCAGCGCCGCTATTCCGGCAAATACTACAATGACCAGGGTGGCTATTTCTTCATGGGGAACTGGGCTCAAGAGCCTTGGGTGAAGAACTTCAGCGGCGTTGTCAGTCAGTATGGATCGTTTCCCTACGGGACGTTTGCTCACATCACAACGTCCACGCTCGACGACGCTTACAACCGTTTTCAGTCGAGAGACAAGCGTTTGATTGTATGGAACCTTCCCGGCAATGAGGATCCCTCACTCGAGGCTCCCGCATTGGCGCCGAACGGCGCAAAGAACATCATCATCCGTTCGGACAAAATGGTGATCGCTAAGCCGGGCTACAACGCAGAAACGGCGACCGAGTGGCAAGTCGCCTTCGACAGCCGACGCGTTCCAGTCAAGGTTATCGCGGCTGCAGATATCGCGATCCCCGCGGGAGAGTCCTTTCATGAAACGGGCATGACGTTGCCCAGCACCATCGCTCTCGACGTTCACTTCTACACGGGTTCAACGATCTACTATCCTTGGACGCCGAACTTGGGCGACGGTGTAGGGGCGGACTATTGGTTCAGCGGTTCACGTATCTATTTCAACGCGTCCGGAGCAATGCGAGCCCGATTTATGCTCTACCTCGATGCGGGGGATAGTCCGACAAGCGGCAGCAACCGCGTGCTTCGGGAATTCACTGAAGGCGGTCAGGACGTCGTGCAGTTCTTGCGTCCAGGATCAGCCAACCCGCCGTCATGGGCCGATATCGTCATAGATACCCGGTGGCCGTGCGTTCAGATCATCGCGGAAGGTTATTTCAATGTAGCGGTAGGAAGCCCGCTCGAAACGGTGGTCAATTTCGACGCGGCCGGAATGTTTCCGATGGTCAAGTATATGACCAAGCACGGTGGTGGCTCAGAACAGAATTTTGGGAGCTGGCAAGGAGCCATCAAGCTCCCATCGGTGCGCCAACGCGTCTATTCGAGCAACAGCAATTTTGAGTGTGGTGATAGCTCGCATTGCCGGCTCACCCAGACAAGCGCGACGTTTGTCACCAATCGCGGGCAACCCGGCGACTATTATAACGATGCAGACGATCCCGGAACGTGGCGCACGGAAGGCGCCGATAACGTGCTCGGCATCCGCTACTACATCCTCGGAATCCCAGCTTAGGAAAATCTGACATGACTGCACCCTATGTAACGGGCACGGTATCCGTGACCGCCGGCAGCGCCGTTGTCACCGGCTCCGGGACCGCCTGGGCGACGGCGTTGATCGCCGGCGGCCTCTTCGGCCTCGACAGCAGCAACGGCAATCCGGTCCCGATCCTCTCGATCGACAGCAACACGCAGCTCACCCTGGCGAAACCCTGGCGCGGCACGACGGCGGCGGGGCAGGCCTACTGGATCATCCGCGACACGGCCTATCTGCAGCAGCAGACCGTCAATGCCCAGGCGCTCTCGACCTACATCCAGCGGCTCGACAATGCGTCGCTCACGGCGCTGGCCGGTCTTACGCCGGCCGCTGATAAGCTCGCCTACTTCACCGGAGCGAATTCGGCCGCGCTTGCGGATATCAAGGCGAAGGGGCGCGACCTGCTTTCGTCGACGGGTGTGCTCGACGCACTGCTGAAGCTTGGTCCTGTATGGGGTGGCTCCGTTCGATCCCCTGCTAACAGCGATGTTGGCCTGATCGATGGCGATCTAAACACCATTACCATTGCCGGCGTTTATACCCTGTCCGGAAACTGGGCCAACACCTATGCCGGAGCCGCCTCGGCAGCGACGACAGGGACGCTCGTGGTTCTCCAGCGAAGCACCAATGCCGTGTTTCAGTATTTCTACCGGGACAACAACCAGGTCTTCAGGAGGAACACCGTCAACGGCGGCACAAGCTGGACGGACTGGACGATTGTTGAGCTACCGGTTGTCGGGACCGTATCAAACTCCGCGGGCTTTCCTGCGGGGGCCGTCATTGAACGGGGCAGCAACGCCAATGGGGAGTACGTCAAATTTGCCGACGGCACCATGATTTGCACGTCACCGGAAATAACCGTGTCGATGAACCAGGTGACCGGTAACCTTTTTTACTCTAACGCGGTGTCCGCCGCCATGCCGGTCCTTTTCACAGGTATTCAGCCCGTAGGATTCGGGCACATACATACAACAATTAACGGCTGGGTGAACGCTAGAACGGCTTTCGGCTCATGGGTAGGAGCAGCCTATTCGGCGTCATCGCGGGCAAGTGACACTATCAGATTTGGTGCGATCGGCAGGTGGTTCTAATGCGTATCAATCTCTCTCCGCAGCGGCGCGACGACGCGATCGAGGTCTCGAAAGCCGGCGATATTCTCACAATCAATGGCGCTCCTTTCGATTTCAGCTCCTTGCCGGACGGCGCTACCATCCCCGCAGGTGACGTGCCTTGCGAATGGATCGCCGGTCCGATCGAGCGCGTCGGCGGGAAGCTGCACCTCACGCTCATCCTTCCGCATGGCCCCGGCCCTTCTCAGGCCGTCGCATTTCCTTCGCCACTCATCGACCCGCCTGATGGGCTCGTTGCCCTGCCGGCCGATCCGGCGCCCGCGGCCGATCCCATCGAAATTGAAGAGGAGACCGCCAGTGTGGACGGTTGATTTGTCCAAGGTCGTCACGGCCGAGCAGAAGGCGGCAGAGGCGCGTGCAGGACTCCAAGCGCAATACTCGGCCGCCATCCAGGCGCATCTCGATGCCAAGGCGCGTGAGCGGCAATATGACGGCATCCAGACCGCCATCACCTATCGCGGCGATCCGAACCCGCAGTTCGCGGCCGAGGGTGAGGCGCTCTTCGCCTGGCGCTCAGCGGTGTGGACCTATTCCACGGCCGAGCTGGCGAAGGTGACGGCTGGGGAGCGAGCGCAGCCGAGCGTGGAAGGGTTCATGGCCGAGCTGCCGGCGTTTGAGTGGCCGTGACGCAACATTCCGGCATTGCCGAGCGTTTGCTGGTAGGGACGCAGCAAAGGAGGAAAGGCGATGCGCATTGCCGCACGCGTCAAGGTCATAGAATGGATAGCAACTTTCGCCGCCGTTACTTTTGTCGCGTCGCTTGTCGTCGCGCTGCTTCCCTGAGGACGTCGTTTTCAACGAAGTCCGGAGAATTGCCGCTGCTCTCGAATGTAAGCAATTGCAGCAGCTTCCAGGCTCTTGCACTCCGTCTCGGATCTAAGCAGGGCCTCGTCGTCTTTCTCGGCTGAGCAGCGAAGGACGTCGCGCCGCAGACACGCATGCTCGTACTCCACGCAGAGCTTCAGAAATGCGGGGCTGTTCATCATCCACGCGCAAGCACGCAGATCTGGGGCTGCCAAAAACAACCGGGCCATTCCTGCCTTTCTCACATCCATAGCGAACGCTTGCATTTTTCGTCGAGCTAAACGGTCTGAACCGGCCCGCTAGGAATAAGTTCCACAATGATCCCGCTGTGCGGGGTCTAAACTCTCCCAACCCAAAAGGAAAATCAGATGGATAAGACCGTGCCTCCCGGCGCGGCGATCCTGCTCGACAATTCATCTACGCAGGAACTTCCACCCAAACAGTAAGGTGAAACATGGCTCGGGAAACTCTTCCCGTCGCCCTCGAACTCATGTTCGGGGATGAGGGCAACCATCCTTGTTGGGGAACGTTTCGTTTCCAGGGGGCGCACCGAAGGAGGAGTGCGATGCGTCCTGATGAGCGCGTCAAGATAATAGAATGGACTGCAGCTCTCGCCGCAGCCGCTTTCGTAGCGGCGCTTGTCGTGGCGCTGGTGTCCTGAGGACGTCACTTTCAACGAAGGCCGGAGAATTGCCGCTGCGTCCGAATGTAAGCGATGGCGGCAGCTTCTAGGCTTCTGCACTCCGCTTCGCATCCAATCAGGGCATCGTCGTCTTTCTCGGCGGCGCATCGAAGGCCGTCGCGGCGCAGACACGCATGCTCGTAAGCCACGCAGAGCTTCAGAAATACGGAGCTGTTCATCATCCACGCGCTAGCACGCAGATCTGGGGCCGCCAAAAACAACCGGGCCATTCCTGCCTTCTGCGCATTCATGGCGGTGTTCGCTTTCGTTTGAGAGCCAATTCGTCTCAACGGGTGCTGCGAGGGAAAAGTTCCACCACGTGACTAGTAATGGGACTGAGCACCCAAAGGAATCAAACAGTTAAAAGGGGTCCAGCGCGGCTAAGGGGATTGGCTCGATCGGTCTTGCCGCTAGAGCCTTGAGGCCCTCGGCCAGGCCGGCAAGCTGCGCCGCAAAGTCCAGAAGGTTCGAATCCGCGCACTGTGTCGCGATTTCTGAGAGGTCAGAAGCCGGCTCTATTCGGCCGGTGTTTTTCGCTTCGCTATCGTCCATGTCCAAGTCCCATTTCCATTGATGTGGATCAATGGCGAGGCCCGTCAAGGGCTGCGGCCGGTGACGAGCCTCCCGGCCGCCTGCGAGGGGCTAGAGCGACCAATGTCACTTTAAGCCGGACCATCGCCGGCCGCCATTAACCAGTGTGGCTTAGCCCGCCGAGCATTCCCCAACGAAATCAGGAGAAACGAATGAGCGCCATCACCGCTCAGCACGTTCGCGCTGCCGCAAAGGGCAAGGTGAACGAGAGCAACCTCGCGTCCGTACTTGTGGCGCTGGACAGGTACGGCAACCGGTTCGGCATGGATCGGCCGCACCGGCTCGCCCAGTATTTCGCCCAGCTCATGCATGAAAGCGGAGACTTCCGCTACGATCGCGAGATCTGGGGCCCGACGCCGGCGCAACAGCGCTACGACACCCGCACCGATCTTGGCAACACGCCGGAGAAGGATGGCGACGGCCATCTCTACCGCGGCCGCACCGGCATGCAGCTCACCGGCAAGGACAACTACCGCCAGTTCCGCAACTGGTGCCGCGCGGCCGGCCTCGACTGCCCGGACTTCGTCAAGGATCCGGATGCGGTCAACACCGATCCTTGGGAAGGCCTGGTGCCTCTGTTCTACTGGGACACCCGGGATCTGAACCGCTGGGCCGACGAGGGCGACGCGGAAACCATCACGAAGAAGATCAACGGCGGCAAGAACGGTCTGTCCGATCGGTTTGACCGGCTGGCCCGGGTCTCGCTCGTGCTGCTCGGCTACCGTGCCGATAACGTCCTTCAGTTCCAGGCTGACCAGCGGCTGCAGGTCGACGGCGACGTCGGCCCGAAAACGCGCGCTGCGATGCATACGGCGCTCGTGGCGCTCACTCCGGGCGAAGCTGCACGGCCGGAGGTCAAGGTCGCGCCGGTGACCGAGGAGAAGCCGGTACCGGTCCCTGTCACGCCGCCCAGCCTCGATGCGCCGTGGTGGAAGTCGAAAGAGGTCATCACCCCGTCTGTCATCGGCGGCGGCGCTTCGCTGCTCACCGCGATCGGCGGCATACCGTGGCAAAACCTCCTCCTGATCCTCGTCGCATTCGGAGGCATTGCCGGCTTTCTCTACTGGCGCAAGAACGCCGATCGGAAGGCGGTCGCCAAGCAGGTAGAGGGGATGGCGTGATGTTCACCACTCCTCGCCTCATCGCGGCCGCCGCCGCTCTCGCCATCGTTGCCGCCGTCGTTGCTTGGATCTACCGGCAGGGCGGCGACGACGTCAGAACCTCCATTGAAAGGCAGAATAATGAAGCTGGCCGCACTGCGGACGATGTCCGCTCTCGCTTTGACCTTTGCCCTCCAGGGATGTGGGACTTCGGCGCCGGCAAGTGCCGACGGACTGCGCCGGGTGGTGGGCACTGATCTGATCGGCGCGCGCGGCGCGACACCGGCAGATCAGCGGAAGATAGACCGGACCGTCGTCGGCATCTGCGCGGCGGCGGTTTGGACGAAAGCGGAATGCGTCCGCCACGGCGAAGCGCAGCAGTAACTCGCATCACACTACGAGGGCAGGGGATTGTCTGAAACACAGGAAACCGAAAAGATGGTCGCAACTCCGAAATGGAGGTTTGAATTCAACCTCAACACATTCGTGATCCTGTTCGGCTTTGCCGGCGGCCTCATAGCGTGGGGCGCAACCTGGGAGAGGGTGAACGCCAACCAGGATTCGCAGGCGAATTCCATCGATCGCCTCGACAAGCGCCTGACAGCGGCCGAAGTCTCCCTCCGGCAGATCGACAATCACGAGCTTCGAATATCGGCGGTGGAGAAGCAGGCGGCCGAAGCGGCGACGTCAATGAAGGCCGTCGAGAACACGCTCAACAGCCTTTCGACCGACACGCGTGTGATGCGCGAGATCCTGCAGCGGATCGAGGCCAGTCAGCGCGACGGCGCGCAGCTAAGGCGTTGAGATGGCAGCGCCCCCGGCGAAGGAAGGCGCTGCCTGCTCGGGTCGACTCCGGCAGTTGGAGGGGTTCCAAAGAGCCGACACGAACTCACGTTGATGTCTCGAGCGATGGCTGGCCGGCGGGTTTCGTTCAGCTAATCACCGAGCGCCAAGTTGCGCAGTATCTTCGTCTCGCGATGTCCAGACTGGTAGAGGGAAAATAGTCTCCTGGCGATCAGCTCGGCAGCTTCGCAATCGCGGCAGAGCCCCTTTTCAGCCAGGATCTCGGTGAAAACGTCGTCCAGCAAGTCAATACCGGTAGGTAGAACCGCATCCGTATAATCGTGTGACTTCAACATCGCGCGACCTCATCGGGGCGAAAGCGCAATGATCTTCCAGCCAGCGGCGCCCGTGTTATCTGCCGCTGATGGTTTACTATGCGCCTCGACTATGACAGCGGCAAGGGGACTTGCGGCCTAAGACCTTTGCCTTTGATGGGCTGGACTAAGGTCCGGCAAGCACATGCCCCGCGTGTCTAATTAGGCAATTGCGCGTTTCGGTCTATCCTGCTTTTAATGTCCCACATGGACACGAAACTGGCAGACTTGAAACTCAGGCCTTGGCTTCTCCGCGAGCTAAACCAGACCGGGTATGAGGTGGTCGGAGATCTGCAACATCTGCCCACTGCAGAATTGCTGCGAATACCCGGTATGGGCGGACATGACTGGCGGAAGATTGCCAAGGCGTTGGGGCGAGATCCATTTCCCGACTTGAAGAAGCGCTGATGACGTTGCGAGCGGTTGCTTGAGGTGAATTGGCACTTTCAACGATGTGACAACAACCTTCTGCCGAGATATTCCAGCGCCTTCAGGCGTCTTGGATCGGGTTCGCGGTGAACGCCTGACCTGCCACGGGTAATTTCCTCCAGTTTGGATTAGAGTCCGGCCTATTGAAGGACGGACGCATGAAGAAGCAGAGATTTACGGAAGAGCAGATTA